ATAAAGGTGGGCAAAACTTTAAAGAACTGTACCACAACTCAGATGTTAATAAACGCAACAAGAACGGGCAAACTAAATCTGGTTTATACTCTTTATTTATTCCTATGGAATGGAATTATGAAGGTTTTATAGATGAGTATGGTCAACCAGTATTTAATAATCCAGAAGGGGAAGTGTTAGATCCTCACGGGGACTTAATAGAATATGGAGTTGTAGATCATTGGGAAAACGAAGCTGATGGATTGAGAGACGATCAAGATGCTTTGAACGAGTTTTATAGACAATTTCCTCGTACAGAAGAGCATGCATTTAGAGATGAAACAAAACAAAGTTTATTTAATCTCATAAAGATATACGAGCAGATAGATTACAACGAAGGTAATAGAAATTCTTCAGTATTAAATACAGGTAATTTCCAGTGGGAGAATGGTGTAAAAGATACTAGAGTTGTTTTTAACCCAGATCCTAATGGTAGGTTTCAAGTTAGTTGGGTACCTAATTACAATATGCAAAATAACGTTGTGATTAAAAACGGTATTAAATATCCTGGTAACGAACACATGGGTGCTTTTGGATGTGACTCTTATGATATATCAGGAACCGTAGATAACAAAGGATCTAAAGGAGCTTTACACGGTTTAACTAAGTTTAGTATGGAAGATGCCCCTGCTAACACCTTTTTCTTACAGTATTTAGCCAGACCTCAAACAGCTGAGATATTTTTTGAAGATGTATTAATGGCTTTAGTATTTTATGGCATGCCAATACTAGCTGAGAACAATAAACCTAGGTTGTTATACTACTTACGTAGAAGAGGTTATAGAGGCTTTAGTATGAATAGACCTGATAAGGTTTGGAATAAATTATCAGTAGCTGAAAAAGAAGTTGGTGGTATACCAAACTCTAGTGAAGATATAAAGCAGGCTCATGCTGCCGCTATAGAAATGTATATAAACGACCACGTTGGTTTGATGGAAGATGGTACTTACGGTACAATGTATTTCAATGAAACTTTAAACGATTGGTCTAAGTTTAATATAAATAACAGAACTAAGTTTGATGCTTCCATAAGTTCGGGCTTAGCTATAATGGCTTGTAATAGACAAATGTACGCGCCAAACCCTACTGTCCAAAGAAAACCTTTAAATATAATGTTATCTAAATATAATAACGAAGGAACGACATCACGAATAATTAAAAGATAAATATGACAGAGTCTGTTGTAAACTTTCCGTCACAGGCGGTTAGTGATTTAGAAAAAATGTCACCAGCTTACGGTGAAAAGGTTGCTGAAGCTATTAGGCAAGAGTGGTTTACTGATACGTCGTCTAAGTACGATAATAATCTAAACAACTTCCATAAACTAAGGCTTTATGCTAGAGGAGAGCAACCAGTTGAAAAGTATAAGAACGAATTATCTATAAATGGTGATTTATCTTATTTAAACTTAGACTGGAAGCAAGTCCCTATTATACCTAAGTTTGTAGATATAGTCGTTAATGGTATGTCTCAAAGAAACTACCAAGTCAACGCATTCTCCCAAGATTCATATGGAGTTAGCAAAAGGACTGAGTATATGGAGTCTATGCTGAGAGACTTGAGAGCTAGAGAGTATAACGATATAGCAGAGCAAGGGTTTGGTGTTAATCTTTACGAAAATGATAAAGAAACTTTACCTGATACTGAGGAAGAACTAGCACTTCATATGCAGTTGAATTACAAGCAAGCTGTAGAAATAGCTGAAGAGCAAGCAATAAAAGTATTGTTTGAAAACTGTAATTACGATTTAACTAAACGTAGGGTAATACAAGATTTAGTTGAGATAGGTATTGGTGCTACTAAAACAACTTTCGACTTTGCTGATGGAGCTTCTGTTAAGTATGTTGATCCAGCTAACCTAGTTTATTCTTACTCAGATTCTCCGTACTTTGATGATATTTACTACGTTGGTGAAGTTAAAGACATACCTATCAACGAGTTAGTTAAAGAGTTTCCTAGTTTAACAGAGTTAGAGATAGAAGAGATAGTTTCTAGCGCTAGTGATTTTACCAATCATAGATCTAACAGAGACTCAAACAAAATAAATGTACTTTATTTTAATTACAAAACTCATCACAATGATGTTTACAAATTAAAGAAAACTGGTAGCGGTGCAGATAAAGTAATACCAAAAGACGATTCATTTAATCCTCCTAGAGAAATGGAAGGGGAATTTAGTAGATTAGATAGGGTTGTTGAGTGTTTATACGAAGGTGTCTACGTTTTAGGTGCTAACAAGTTGCTTCGTTGGCAGAAAGCATCCAACATGATGAGAACAGGTTCTGACTTTGGTAAAGTTAAAATGAACTATAGTATAGTAGCACCTAGGATGTACAACGGTAAGATCCAGTCTTTAGTAGGTAGAATAACTGGTTTCGCTGACATGATACAGCTAACGCATTTAAAGTTACAACAAGTTATGAACCGTATGGTTCCTGATGGTGTTTATTTAGATGCTGATGGTTTAGCTGAAATTGATTTAGGTAACGGAACTAACTACAACCCTCAAGAAGCTTTAAATATGTTCTTCCAAACGGGTAGTGTTATTGGTAGGTCATTCACTTCTGAAGGTGATATGAACCCAGGTAAAGTACCTATCCAGCAAATACAAAATGGTAGTGGTGGTAATAAAATACAGAGTTTAATTACAACTTACAACTATTACCTACAAATGATAAGAGACGTTACCGGGCTTAATGAAGCCAGAGATGGTAGTATGCCAGATAAAAACGCTTTAGTAGGTATACAAAAATTAGCAGCAGCTAATTCTAACACAGCTACTAGGCATATACTACAATCAATGCTTTACTTAACAGCTGAAAACGCTGAGGCTTTATCTCTTAGAATATCTGATATAGTAGAGTACTCTCCGACTAAAAACGCTTTTATAAAAGCTATTGGAGCTCACAACGTTGCTACGTTAGAAGAGTTGAAGACTTTACACTTGTGCGACTTCGGTATATTCATTGAGTTAATGCCAGATGATGAAGAAAAACAAATGCTTGAAAATAATATTCAAGTTGCTTTGTCTCAAGGCTTAATAGACTTAGATGATGCTATAGATCTTAGAGATGTTAGAAACATAAAGTTAGCTAACCAGCTGTTGAAAGTTAAAAGAAGAAAGAAGCAAGAAAGAGATCAAGCTATACAACAGCAAAATATTCAAGCTCAATCACAAGCTAATGCTCAAGCTCAAGCGCAAGCAGCTCAAACTGAAATACAGAAAGATCAAGCTAAAGCTCAAACACAAGCTCAGTTAGAACAACAAAAGAATCAATTTAAAATAGAATACTTGAAGAAAGAGGCTGAGGTTAAAAAGCAGTTAATGCAATTAGAGTTTGAATTAAACACTAAATTACAAGATTCACAAAAACAAGGTGAATCACTTAAAAAGTTTGAATCATCAGGTAATGATATAGTTACGGGTGATATTGGGCTTGACAAATATAAATAACAATTTTACTCTTTAATTATTTTATAAAATTATATTATGGCAAATAACGATGAAGTTTACAAAGTAGACTTAAGTAAACCTAAAGCTACTGAAGAAGAAGTTTACAAAGTTGACTTAACGAAACCAGTTCAAAATGAAACTCAAGAGCAGGAAGTTGACGAGAGCGGAGTGGTTGATGGCAACGAGGACACCACCACCAATGAAGAACAAGAAGAAGTACAGCCGCAAGGAGAGGTACAAGAAGATCAACCAGTATTAGAAGAGATTACAGAAGAACCTGAAAAGGTTGAAGAAGAGCAGGTTTCAGTAGAAGAAGAGGTAGATGCTAAGGTAGATTTATCAAAACAAGAAGCAGTTAATGAAAAGTCTCTACCAGAGTCAGTAGAAAAGCTAGTTAAGTTTATGGAAGAAACTGGCGGTGATTTAAACGACTACGTTAGATTAAACACTGACATTTCTAAACTAGATACTACAGATGTCCTTGATGAATACTATAAGCAAACAAAACCTCATTTATCTTCTGAAGAAAGAAGTTTTCTTTTAGAAGAAACTTTTAGTTACGATGAAGATGTTGATAGTGATAAGGATATTAGGAAGAAAAAAATAGCTTTAAAAGAAGAAGCTGCTAAAGCTAGAAAATACTTAGAGTCTCAAAAAGATAAATATTACAACGATATAAAAGCTGGTAGCAACTTAAGCGTTGAGCAGAAAGAAGCTATCGACTTTTACAGTAAATACAAACAAGAGTCAGAAGAAGCTAGTAAGGTTTCTGAGTCTAATAAAAAAGATTTTTTACAAAAAACCGATAACTTGTTTAACTCTGAATTCAAAGGTTTTGAGTTTAACGTGGGGGAAAAGAAGTTTAGGTATAATGTTAAAAATATAAACGATGTCAAAGCTAACCAAAGCGACTTGAATAATTTTGTCAGCAAGTTTGTTGACGGTAAAAATCAACTTCAAGATGCAGCGGGTTACCACAAGTCTTTGTACGCAGCTATGAATGCTGATGCTTTAGCTCAACATTTTTATGAGCAAGGTAAAGCGGACGCGATTAAACAAACTGTAGCGCAAAGTAAAAACATTAATACTGAAGCTAGACAAACTCACGGCGAGACGCAAGTGGGTGGATTTAAGTATAAAGTTTTAGGTGAAAATAGTAGAGACTTCAAATTTAAGTTAAAAAAATAATTAATCCATTTAAAATTTAGAAAAAATGGCAGTAAATTACGGATCAGGTTATGCTCCAGCTCCAGCAGCAACAAAAGGATCGTTGCTAGCAGGTGCATACCTAGACTTCACGGGTACTACAGATACTACGTGGGCGCAACAATACTTACCAGAGCTTTTAGAAAAAGAGTCTGAAGTCTTTGGTAATAGATCAATTTCAGGTTTCCTATCTAAAGTAGGTGCTGAAGAGGCTATGGCTTCTGACCAAGTAGTTTGGTCTGAGCAAGGTCGTTTACATTTAGGATATACAGTTACAGTTGGTGGTACTGGTACTACTTTAACGGTTACAGCAAACTCTGATGGTTCTACAGCTACCGCAACAGATCACGGTGTTCGTGCTGGTGATATGATGGTTGTTGCTGACGCTGACGCTACGGTTAAGTGTTTTGTTACAGCTGTTAACTCTACTACAGGTGTTATTACAGTTAAGCCTTACACAAATACTCAACTAAACGCTGCTGGTATTGCAGATCAAGCTGATGTTAAAGCTTTTGTTTTCGGTTCTGAATACGTTAAAGGTTCTGTTGGTAGAGATTCTTCTAACGACCCAGGTTTCAAATCTTACTCTAACAACCCTATTATCATCAAAGATAAGTTTGAAGTTTCTGGTTCTGATGCTTCAGCTATCGGCTGGGTTGAGGTTTCTGGAGAAGAAGGACAAACTGGTTACCTATGGTACTTAAAAGCTGAAGGTGATACTAGAGCTCGATTCAACGATTACCTAGAAATGGTATGTATTGAAGCTGAAAAAGTTACCAACGCTACATCAGCTACACAAACAGATGCTGAAGGTTCATTGAAAGGTACTGAAGGTCTTTTTGCAGCTGTTAATAGTAGAGGTAATGTTTCTGACGCTATTGATGGTACATCAGATCTATCTGAGTTTGATCTTGTACTTAAACAACTTGACAAAAACGGTGCTATTGAGGAAAACATGTTATTCATTGACAGAGCAACTTCTTTAAACATCGATGATATGTTAGCTGCTCAAAATTCTTACGGAGATGGTGGTACATCATTTGGTGTGTTTGACAATGACGCTGATATGGCTCTTAACTTAGGCTTCTCTGGTTTCCGTCGTGGGTCTTACGATTTCTACAAGTCTGACTGGAAATACCTTAACGATGCTTCTACTAGAGGTGCAATTAACGGTATCAGTTCTAAAGCAGATCCTGTTAAAGGTGTTTTAATTCCTGCTGGTGTATCTTCAGTGTACGATCAAGCTTTAGGTAAAAACCTAAAACGTCCTTTCTTACACGTACGTTACCGAGCTTCTCAAACTGAGTCTCGTCAATACAAAACTTGGGTTACAGGTTCTGTTGGAGCTACGACTTCTGATTTGGATGCTATGGAAGTAAACTACTTATCTGAAAGATGTTTAGTAGTTCAAGGCGCTAATAACTTTGTTATATTTAAAGGTTCATACTCTTAATATATAACCAACTTACTATGAAGGAGAGGGGTAAAACCCTTTCCTTTATTTATTAATTTTTTTTTATTTTATATTATGGCAACTAAAAAACAATCAACCAAAGCAACTAAGGTAGTTGAAGAAGTTGAGATCAAACCAACTAAAGTAAAGGTACCAACCAATACTTGGGAAATAAAAGATAGAACTTACGCATTAAAAGGCCCTTTCACGCCTTTAAGTAGATCTATAAAATCACGTAACATATACTACTTTGACGAAGAAGCTGGTTACGAAAGAGAATTAAAATACACTTTAAACCAAAGAAGCGTTTTTGTTGATGAGTTTAAAGGTGACGCTAGATTAGCTCATATAGTTTTTTATGACGGTATCTTACACGTACCTAAAAACAAGCAGACTCTTCAAAAACTACTATCACTGTATCACCCTTATAAAGACAAAATATATTATGAGGTTGATGAAGCGGTTCAAGCTCAAGATGATTTAGAAGTGTTTGAATTAGAAATAGAAGCTTTAAACGCTGCTATGGATATGGACATAGATCAAGCTGAAGCTATATTGAGAGTTGAGGTCGGATCTAAAGTTAAAAACATGAGTTCTAAGGAGCTTAAAAGAGATTTGATTGTATTCGCTAGAAACAATCCTTCTTTGTTATTAGAATTGATTAATGACGATAATGTTCATTTAAGAAATACAGGTATAAAAGCTGTTGAGTTAGGTATTATTAAACTATCTGATGATAATAGAACATTCCTTTGGTCAACTAATAATAGAAAACTAATGACAGTTCCTTTTGATGAACACCCATACTCAGCGCTAGCTGCTTGGTTTAAAACCGACGAAGGTATGGAAGTTTTAAACTCAATAGAGAAAAAGCTTAAGTAGAAATACTTAATTTATATATATTAATAGCCATCCATTTTGGGTGGCTATTTTTAATTGTAGTGGTTAATATGTAATAGTTTAAAGTGAGGACTTGTTTCCTTTTTCCTCACTTAGTGAGTTTTATTAATTTCAAAAAACATAAAAAATGGGTTATTCAAATTTAGCAAATCCTGGTAACTACCAGCAAGCGGCTTTCGGACAAAAAGGTTTTGTATATTTAAGCGGTAGCGATAGTACTAGTGGTAACTACAATGCTGTTCAGGTTATAGCTGACGCTACGGTAAGTGTCGTAGCTACTAATGGTGAAAATTTAACTACTGTAGATTTACCAGCTGGTATGACTATTGTTGGTAAGTTTACTAGCGTAACTATTTCTTCTGGTAAGGTATTAGCTTATAACGGGTAGATTATGTTAGGTTTAAATACTATAACATTAATATCTAGCAGGGTTGGATCTTTTATAAAAAGGATCGTAACTGATGGGTTAAAAATGCGGTTACCGTTTACCAGTGCGGAACATTTGGGGGGTGAGTTGGTTACGAATGGCGATTTTGCTACTAATAGCGATTGGAATTTAGGGCAAGGACAATGGAGTATATCAAATGGATTTGCAGTAGCTGACAATGCAAATAACAATTTACATACAAGTTTACCTGTTGCATCAGCGGTAGGATTACAATACAAAATTACATTTACATTACAAGATGTTACTCAAGGACATGTTAAAGTAGGATTATCTGACATTAACTCAACTCAATTTAATTCTGATGATACATACACTCTATACATAGAATCAACTGGAAACAGATATTTATATTTTGACCCCTCTGGTTTTACTGGTAAACTTACAAACGTTTCAGTAAAATTAGCGACACAAGAAACCCCAGACATATCGGGCAACGATAACAATGCTATTTTAAAGACTGGTAAGTGTTTACATTTTGACGGTAGTAATGACGATATTAACATAGATGGTTTTAACGTAGACACGGACGAAGCTACTTTTGCTTTTTGGGCTAAACCTGATGGTAACGCAGATACATCGTCTGACATGATAATAGACTTAGGCACCTCTAGTAGATTTTTTATAGGGGTAAACCAAAACCTATGGAGAGTGGTTCAATACGAAACAGCTAGTGAATACGGCTTACTTAACGATCCTAATTGGAAAGTTACACCAAATCACTGGCAAAGAGTTGTTGTTTCTATAGATAAAGATAATTATGTTAGCGTTTATTCTAATGGGGTTTTGTTAAGCGATCCTAGGTTACTAACTAAACCTTTAAACTTATCGGGTAAAACACGAGGAAGTATAGCGGCAAAAGATACCTCTAATAGTAATCATTATGGTGGTTATTTAAGTGATCTTCAAGTATACGATAAAGCTTGGAGCTCTGACGACGTTACTTACGATTATGCAAACCCCCAAAACTTAGTTACAGATAATTTATCTAGCGATATTCATTTAAGGAACTTAAAAGCTTGGTGGCATTTAAGTGAGGGCTCTGGATCTGTTATTCACGATTCAGCACCTTTGATTGGAGGAGAACTTACTACTAATGGAGACTTTTCAATAAATGGTCAAATTGTTAGTGATTCTTATACTTTAGGTTGGAGAACTTCGGACACAGACCCTTCAAATATATCAAACGGTGTTTTAAACTTAGTAAACAACGACGATGGAGAAGGTTTTGATGGTAGAGTTTGGGCTACAAATGGAGTCGATTCTGGTTACCTATACTTAAATCAAAGCTCAGTTTACAAAGTGACTTACACTATTTATGAAAATGAAAACAACGCTAATATAAACTTTTTTCTAGGGTCCTCTGGTTTTACTGGTAACCAACCTAACAATGTAGGTACACATGTGATTTATCTAGAACCTGACTCTAACGCTTATTTTTTAATTAGAAATGCGTCTAACAATACGACAATAAAGTTTAGCAACATATCAGTAAAAGAAGTTTACAACATAAACGGTACATCTTACGATAACGACACTAATAATGATGGTACTATTTTAGGCGCTGATTGGGAAGATAGTCAAGAAAGAATACCACAATTAGGTATGATGAACTGGAGTAAAGGGAGTAATTTAATTGAGTATAGTGAGGACTTTACAGAATGGACGCTTGGATCAAACGCAACTTTGACTTACGAAAGTGATGTGGTTGCACCAGACGGAACTATTGGTGTTTATAGATTGCTTTTACCAGCGCAAGGTAGTACATTTTTACAATCGCCTACTTACGCAGCTGGTTCTGGTAGAGTTTTTTCTATGTGGGTAAAGAAAACAGATAGTAGCAATACCGACTTTAATTTTTACGACGGCACTACTGCCTCATCAACTTTAACTGCAACTAATGACTGGCAAAGATTTGAGGTAAACTCTTTTACTGGTAATCAAGCAACAATTGTAAATGATGGAGATACTTTTATTTCTGACATATATATATGGGGTGCGCAAGTTGAATCTGGCACAACTGCATCTGCCTACCGCAAAACCAACGGTTTATCAGTGACAAACTCTACGTTGATAAAAACTCCTGATGTAGAACAGTTTACAGGTAATAAAGTAACTAGAAATTTAATTCGTTATAGTGAACATTTTGATAACTCATTAAGTAATCCAATCTATTGGACTCATAATGAGGTTAGCGTTGAAGGTGGTTACGAAGATCCGAATGGAAACAACAATGCTTGGAAAATTACTTCTGCCGGTAGTAGTGATTATCTTTTTGCGCGTAATTACTATAACGACGGTATAAACGCTCAGGGTAAAACAAAAAGTATTTGGGCTAGAACCGTTTCTGGAACTGGAACTACTACTCTGTGTAATTATCACGGATATAATAGTTCGCAATTTAATTTAACTGAACAGTGGCAGAGGTTTGAGGTTGATGGTAACGCAAACGGTAACGAGCACTTTTACGCAGTTGATTTTAGAGGTAGTACAACTCTAACAGAGGTTTTAATTTACGGACCACAATTGCAAGAAGGTGGTTTAACACGTTACTTCCCTACTTACGGGAATTTTGCTGAAGAGACTCTACCTATAATAGGTAAAGATATTTTAGGTAACGATGTTGAAACAAGGAACGTCTCTTTAAATTTAGACGGTACTGGTTATGCAGAGTTGTTAGATGATAACGATTTTGACATACCTGGGAGTAGTACGCAAAATGGTGGTGCTTTTTCTATATGTGGTTGGGCAAAGTGGAAATATGTTCAACAAGCAGGTGGAAGTTCACTTAATACTATTTACTGTAACGGAATAGCAGCGACAGCTCAAAATGATTTCTCTGTTAATTCTCGGTTATATAATGGGAATAATGTAGTAAGCGCTTGGATAAGTGGTACTGAAATAAATGGCTCAACAACTTACACGCAAGGCGAATGGTTTTACTTTGCTTTAACAAGAGAAGTAACTACTGGCTCTTGTAAACTTTACACAAGCAGGGTAGATGGCAGCGGTCAATGGGTTGTTGCGTTAGACGGTACGGCGACTAACACTAATTCTTTAATAAATAACGGTAATAAAATAATAGGCTGGGATGAAAGTGGTAATGATAGAAAATATTACGATTTAATTGATGATATTAAGTTTTACGAAAGAGAACTATCACTTACTGAAATACAACAAAACTTTAACGCAACAAAATCAGCGCATACAAATTAATATTATGAAAGGAAATATATACATTTGTTTAAACGAAGAAACATACAACTCTAATCTACCAGATATTTTTAGTAGATATAGAAGACCGGAGTACGATGAAGAAGGGGCTTTAGTTCAGCTCCTTCCTACTACATACGCTCAAATGGCTGAAGACAATAAGTTTTTGTACGGTACAGTTATAAATGTAAAGGTCGAAGGATCTCAGTACTATATAGTTGAAATGACAGCTAGTTGGCTGGATGGTGAAGTTTCTTACCTACTTAGTTTAGGTGAAGGGTTATCATATCCAAACAACGCTGTTTTAACCAGTAACGAAGTATCTCAGTTAGTAGCTGACAACACGCAAGACTTAGTTTAATTAATTAACTTAGTATGAAAAAAGGTTTATCAAGGTTTAAAAACTTATTCTGGTATAGCGATAGTGAACCAAGTGAGATTACAATAGCTGTTTGTAATTTATTTGCTTTACCCGCTGCTATAATAGG